GAAGTTCTTTACCAATGGCAACAACTTCTTCACCTGTTCGCTTAATCTCAACGAAAGACTCTTTAGCTTGCTTATAGAGTTCACAACCAGCTTGGATGTTTTTGACCAAGCCAGCCGCAAGAAGACAAATAGAGATTGGGTCAATTTCAGTCTCCTATTGGGTTAAGAAGTTCTGTAATGAGGTTGTTGCAGGAGCAGTCAATAAACCGCCAGATGTTCTAGCAACACGATTTCCAATGGTTTGCAATCTCTGTTGAAGTATTGCCATACCGCTTTCATCACGCAAAGCCCGTGATACTAAAGCAGGGTCTTCAGATACCAAAACTCTAGCTACTTGTTGCTTTTGTTTTGGACTTAAATTAGGTGCATTCTTTTGTACGATCTTTGAAACCACTCGCATAGTGGTGAAAGCATCACCAGAGAATACTGATGCCACTTCTTCAGGTGAAATTTTCATCCCAATATTCTTAGACTCCATCAAGGTTTCAGCAGTTGGAGAACCACCTAAAACCTTACCTGATGCTTTTTGAGATTGTGAAGCAACTCTAGCCAATTTGAGAATGTCATCAACTTTATCTTGAGGATAAATAATCCTAAGAATCTGACCCTCTTTAGCTTCAGCACTCTCCAAGTTTGCCATCATCGATGTTCTGCCGCCCATACTCATCTTGTTGCGTAACTGAGCCATGATGCCAGCACGATAAGCTGAAACGGATTCGGGGCTTGAAGAAACCAGTTTTTCAAACTCAATTTGCACTTGATCTGGACTCTTGCCAAAGGCTAACTTCCCATCATTAAATGCTCTAGAAGTTACCTTATCACTTGCGGCTTGTGCTCTTGCCTCACCTACCGCTGGTGCAGACTTATTAATCAGACCTCTTAATGCTTCTTCATAGGGCTGAAGTTCTTTCGCAATGTCGCCTTCACCGCTAGTATATTTTCTGTTTATATCAGCTTTAAGACCACGCCTAGCAATCTCCATATCTCTAATCGTTGGTGGTCTGATGAATGTCACTTCACCAGCGTCATTCATTGTGAAGAATGGCTTTGTCTTTAATTGTGCTTGAGATAATTTGTTTATCAACTCATAGGCACTGGGTGAGCGTTGCATCGCATCTGTTAAAGAATTCAGCATCTCCTCGGTAATAACACCACCTTCATCGTATGCCTTGTTATAAAGTGCATTCCTAGCGGTTGTTCTTTCTACTTCAGATTGTGCAAACTTCTTCAATACGTTAGGTTCTGTACCAGCACTTAACTCTTTTGATATTTCTTCAACTGTCTTATTGCGTAAAGTAGTTGGTCTATTTGTTAAAGCCTCTCGGATAGTCCTAGAAGCATCACCACCACCTGAAGCGTAAGCCCTGACAATCCCCAAGATGTTTGGGTTTTCAGCCAAAATTTCGCCATTGGCAATTTTTGCAACAATTTCATCTGGCTCAAGACCAGTTTGCTGCTGAATGCGTTGGACTTCAGTCTCAACAATCTTTGCACCACGATCACCAAGTTTTCTACGGGTAAAGTCAATCATTGGGTCAAGAATAGTGTTTCCAACAGCTTTCATGCCAAGATAGGTTGCTGGTGCTAGTACACCACCTGTAGCTGCACCTATAGTACCTCCAACTAATCTCTCATAAGCATCACCTTCAGCACCACCAGCACCTGTTGCTGCGCCTTGTGCAGCACCTACACCAGCAACTCTTGCCAATGCTGGAAATAGTGATTGAGTTGTTGCAGAAGTGCTACCACCTCCAGTAAGGTAGGACATAGCTACAGATATAGGAATTGATGCGCCAGCCTCAATAAGACCAGATTCAACTGGTCTAGATGTCTCGTAGTTTTTTATCTTTAATCGAATGTCTTTAAGTGCTGTGTCATAGTTTTCACCACCCATAGAGCGTAAGTATGCTTCTGCTTCATCAGCAAACTTAAATGTTGTACCTTGCAAAGCACTACGCAACTTTTGTGTTTCAGGTTCTTGTTGCTGACCCATCACAGTAGGGGAAAATGTCTTCTGCAAATCCAATTGCTTTATATGAGCATCGATCTGTTCATCAGAAAACATTCTCTTGCCATCAGGCGTTTTCATCGCCTTTGCTTGTGCAATTTGGTCTTCTCTTAGTCCCATGATTGTTCCTTATTTTTGGAGGAGCAGTGATGATTGAATCTAAATTAGCACCAGAATTAGGCATTGGGGTTGGCACTTTTGCTCTACCAGATGCAATTTCGGCACTTCTCAATATGTTTTGCAGTCTTTTTCTTTTTGCAGCCACATTTTCTGGTTTGTCGCCAATTTGTGGGAAGTATGACTTGCGGTATCCCTCAAGTTGCGCTTGCGTATAGGCAGCACCAGTTCCAAGGGTCAGTGCAGCATCCAAAATATCTAATTGGGCTGACTCTACAATTTGACGTTGTGCTGATGTAAGTTTATTTGGAATCAATTCTGTACGGCTCAAGAATCTTGCAATTTCAACACTGGTATTTGGCATTGCCGCACTTGGGTCTATTCCAATTGCTTGATTAATTTGGTCAACGCTAAAGTTCAATCTGTTAGACAAAACTGCTGCTTTTCTTTCACTCTCATTTGGCATCGTAATGGTTGTGCTTGGGCGTTTTGCAGACTGTAACTTCAAGAATGATTTCTGCTTATCTTCAGGTAACGCTGAAAATGCTTTCCATTCAGCTAATGCTGCTGGGTCTGCGTCTGGTGCGGTGTACAAAACATTCATTGTGACTGCATCTAAAACACGATTTCCAATGGTGATTGTTTTTCTAGCTTCTGGCAAAATGTCTTTAAGAATCTTTTGACCAGCAACAGTTGTTGACAATTGTTTCTCAACCACAGGGTCACGAGTTCCATCATCCTTAAACAAAGTCTCAGCAAGTTGTTGAACTTGTAAAGATTTAACTCCTTGTACGCCTTCAAGTCTTTGCTTGACAATATCTGCACCAACTTGACCATATTGAGATATGAGCGTATTAGCTACGTCTTCATTAATGGTGCGAGTTGTTGGGTCAAACAATGGCTTCAAAGGAATCTTTTGATCACCCACAAGAGTAAATGCTTCACCAGTGCTAGGGTCTAAGCCTTGAGCAACACTCTTTGCTCCAGCTAAAACACCACGATTCTGCTGAGCAATACCACGCTCAGTAAGGTAATCAGTCAATTTATAACCTTGCAACTGTTGCTGTTGAGCCTGTTCCTTAACCTTCATCATCTCATTACGCAACAAGTAAGCAGCTTCTTGATCTCCACCCCGTAATGCAACTTCAATAGCTTGAGCATATGAGTCAGGGTTAGATTGGTCAATCATCCCAAGCAACTGTTGCCGTTGCGTAATCTTCTGCAACTGTGGGTCTTGACCACCCAAAGCACCGCCAATAGCACCACCTAACTGTTGACCAGCACGATAGAAACCATACTGTGCTTGCGCTGTTGGGTCTAGCTTTGCATATTGCAATGCTTCAGCCTCTTGCGCTTGTCGTTGAGCAAGTTGGTACTGCTCTGGAGTTGTAAAAAGTCCTGCGATTTCTGCCATGATTAATCCTTAGTAGTATTCGCCCATGATGCGTTGCATTTCTGATGGACTTGCCCCGCTATAAAATGGGTTTGCAGTTGGTGGAATTGCGCCCTCAATATTTCTGTTCATTGTGTAATCACTAAACAACTTTTCAAATCCAGTTTGCAATCTTGGGTCTCTAGCCGCACCCTGCAACAAACCTCCCAATGGACTGTAGCTAGAACCACGTTGTTGCGTTAATGCCGCATTCATTCCACCTTCCAACAAAGATCGACCAGCATTAGCACCATAAGCCGCCGCTTGACCACCCAAGCCAGCACCCAAGGTCAAAGGCTTTTGACCCATCTCTTCAATAGACTGACCAGTACCCAAATAAGTTTGAAATGGACTTAATGCGCCAATCTGACCAGCTTGATACTGTCCAAGCAATTGTGAGCCAGAGCCAAGCAATCCTGTACCAAACGCAACATTGCGCTGTCCCTCTTGCTGTGCTTGTGCCGCCAACTGAGCATCTTGTTGAGCCATAGCGTTGTAGTAGGCTTCCAACTCAGGTGTAGTAGCACCCAATCCACCCGCACCACTAGGGCGCATACCTGTAGCGCCTACAGACAATCCGCTACGACCTTGTTGAAACAATTGGTTCTGCAACTGAGCCATCTGACGCTCACGGCTAGGGGCAAGCAAATCCTGTTGCTGTTGAATGTATTGAGCCGCAACCTGTTGAGGAGTTTGTTGTAAATATTGTTGACCCAAGCCAAACAATCCTGTAGCCGCCTGAGACAAAGGCGCATACTGTTGTTGAGCCATTTCAGCTTGACCTAAAGCTCCACCAGTAAGACCCATCAAACGATCTTGATAGGCTTTTAACTCAGGACTGACGTTGTAACCAGCACCAGTTAAGTAGCCTTCAGGCGACATCTGAAAGTTAGATGAACCAAAGCGAGTAGTTACACCAACAGGGCGAAACTTAGCCGCTTCAGCCGCTTGTCTAGCCGCTTCACGTTGAGCCGCCGCAGATGTATTTGCTGCCGCTTCAGTAGCAGACGCTTGTTCTTGCGCCCCTAAAAATCCTAGTACCGCACTAAATGGCATATCAATCCCCTTTAATCAAAATCTCATCCACCTTAGACGGGTCTTTCTCGTCTGTAGCATGAATGCAAAACCAAACACAATCCGTAATCGCCTTAACCCCATGAATCAATCCTGCCTTGATCTCAATGCAAGCGGGTGCAGTCACAATGTCAATCTCAGTACCACGCAACACAGCAACCTTGCCTTCAGCCAAGATAGACAAATGACTAAAGTTGTGGGTGTGCTTAAGGATAGCTACACCAGCAGGAAACCTAGCTTCCTTGGCATACAGTCCATCAGAAAAGTGGTGTGTAATCATGCTGTTATCAACGGAGTTCATAAGCAGCTTGGGTTGCTGTATTGCCAGCTTGAATATAAGTCGAGCCATTTGGAATAATTGCAGTAGCAGTTAAAGTGCCAGTCTGATTAGTGCTTGCAAGACCAATCCCAGTTACTCCATCAATAGTTAATTGGATGAAAGCGCCCGGCGTTCCCGCTATGTTGATACTTAGCATTATTGGTCTACCTGTAGAGTTGGTATAAGTTACACCCACAGTTCTTGTAACAGTTTGCCAAGTCTGTCCAACACCAATCGGTTGAACAGCAGTAGCAAGTTGTGTACTAGTAACACTAGCAGAAACAAGTTGAGAAGCATCAATAGTCTTGTTTGTCAATGTCTGTGTATCTGTTGTTCCAACAACAGTACCACTTGGTGCAGTCTTTGTTGCCCATGTATCTAAATCAGCATCCCATGCTTGTACGTTTGTTCCAATAACCAAACCAAGATTTGTACGAGCATTAGCGGCAGTAGAAGCACCAGTACCACCATCAGCAACAGTTATGTCTGTAATGCCAGTAATCGTTCCACCTGAAATATTTGCAGTTGTAATGGTTGCCGTAGGAATTACTACAGTGCCTGAAAAAGTAGGACTAGCTGAGAGAACATTGTCGCCTGAACCAGTAGAAGAAGTAACTCCTGTACCACCATTGGCAACAGGTAGAGTACCCGTAACACCTGTAGTAAGTGGTAGACCAGTGCAACTTGTCAAAGTACCTGAAGATGGTGTTCCCAAAACTGGAGTTGTCAAGGTAGGGCTTGTAGACAAAACATTGTTGCCAGAGCCAGTTGAAGTTGTTACGCCTGTACCGCCATTAGCGACAGGCAAAGTACCAGTTACTCCAGTAGTCAAAGGTAAACCAGTAACATTCGTCATTACTCCGCTTGATGGAGTTCCCAATGCTGGAGTAGTTAGCGATGGGCTAACCAAATCAGCCTTAGTTGCAACAGCAGTTTGAATATTGTCAAACTCAGTGTTGATCTCAGTGCCTTTAACAATCTTTAAAGGATTGCCAGAAGTTAAATTGTCTTTAGTGGCAAAGTTGGTTGATTTTGTGTAATTACTCATGATTTTCCTTTAACTTACTTTGCCATTTTTGGCTTGAATTTCAATCTTTTGAATAGACAACTCAGTACCATTTATGTCTGATTCATAACCAGTTTGAACAACCTTACCAGCGCCAGACGCAGAAACACTTAAAGTCTGCAATGCAACACCATCAGAGTATTGTGCAACTACAGTAGCATTAGCACCATACTCAGCAATGTTGTAATAAGACTCACCTTGCGATGGAATCGAATCATCAGCAGACAAATAATTTGTCTTAAAGTCAAAGCCCCACTTAAAGGTAACAACCTGATTTGTGCCGCCAATAACTACAGTAGACAACTTTTTCAAAATAGAAGTTTGGTTCTGATTGCCAAGGTCTGCATGGTTTGTGTAGTACAAGAAACGATATGCAGTGTCGTGATCTTGATAAGTACCATACAAACCAATATAGCCATTCTTACCAATGTACAAAGTACCATCACGGCGAGACAAAAATGCTGTTGGTGTTATTGAGTCCCAAGTTGTTGCTCTTGCAGCACCATCAGGCAAATAAGCCTTGGTATCAAAACAGAACACACCACCTACAGATGGTGTACTCAATAAGTAAAACGCTTCACGCTCAGAATAGACAGACTTAATATTTGCCAATGTCTCACCAGCAATGATAGTTGTTAAGTCATTACGAATGTTCTTAGACAAGTCTCTCTCAGGTGAAGACTTCTCTTGAATTGTTCTCATCAAAGAACGAACACCAGAGTTAGACAAGAAAAGCACATCAGTGCTAGTAGTTTGAATGCTGTCCCTTGCAATGCAACCAATGCCCTCAACAGTGTCACTTAGTATCATAGTTGATGGCGCAGTAGCACCTGAATAAATAAGAATTTGACGCTTGCCAAATATAAACAGAAAGCCATTGTGTGCTGCAAGACCTGTAATCTCATCAGCACCATTAACCCACACGCTGTTTACGTTCAAAGAACCAGCAGTACCTGTAGACCATACATGACCAGAAATCAAGTCTGAGAAAAAAACTGTTGCGTTATTCGCTGTAGTGTTTGCCGCCCACAATCTACCAAAAGCAGAAATTACAATGTTGGCATCAGGCACAGTTCCTACATAACCCGACTTCTCACTAACTCTACGAAAGGTGGTTGTGCTAACAGCAGGGTCAAAGATTAGAGCATTAAACCCTGACTGAAAAAAGTAAGTTATGCCATTCAAAGATGCTGTTTGCCAGTTACTTGCGGTAATGGTTGGTGCTGTACCGCCACCACCATAGGTCAACTCAACAACAGCATTAGACCCATCAAGTTTAAACAACTTGTTGTTACCAGCAAACAATACAGTCAAAGTGCCATCAGCTTGAACTAACTCATGTATGACCTTAACGTCATTAGCGCCTAGATTTCCACTAGACGCATTGACCCTTGAGAAACCTTTGCGTGAACCCATTCGACCATACTGGTCAATCACACAATTTGTCGCAACCAAAGCATATCCAGCCGCAAGATCAAGAGGTGAGTCTTGCGTATTCAGACCATAAAGTGCTGGTGCTGAAACGCTAAAGGTTTGTATTTGCTGGCTCATACTGGCACAAACTCCTGATTCTCAGGATAACGAGTGCCTTCCAAAGCAATGCTGTCAGACAACATGGCTCTATATAACTGGTATGCCTCAGATGAAGTCAAACCACCATCTTCACCACGCTCTACCAAAGCACGGGCATAGGCATTCTGAGCCACCAAAGTGTCAGCAACAGACACAACAGTTCCATCTGATGTCAAGGTAGCCTGTGGCACTGTCAAGGCAAATTTGATTGTGTAAACGCCATCAGGTATTGGGTACAAATTTACCTTGGTGTCGTAGCTTGCATCAACTCCATCAAAAGCAAATTCTGTAGGTATTGAGTTGACAAGTGGAGTAAAGTTTAGTTTGCGGTTCATGTCCACAAAAGTGATGTTTATGAGTCCAACATTACTTGTGGTATTGATTACATCCATGACTTGAAACTTCTGACCAGCACCTGTCAGAGAATAAGCTGCTGTGGATGCTACAGTGGTAACTGTAATGGTTTGACCCAAAACATTCCAAGAAAAAGCATCTTCAATCTGACGTTTGGCATCATTTACAAACTTGCCAATCAATGCAGAATAAGAGGTTTCGGAAACAGTAGAAACTGTTGTCTCACGCAACCTTACGAGTACATCGTTTACAAGTTCTAAGTAAGTCATCTGCTTGCAGCCTTTGCCTTGTTCCTTGCGGATATAGCTTTAGCTTTTGCCTTTGCGTCTTCCTTGGAGTTTGCACCCCAAGCCTTCAACGAAAGAAGCAGTCTTGTTGGTTCACCATCCTTGTACTCTGCACCGCTGTTACCAGCCATACGAGACAAGAAACTTGCCCTGCGAGGGTTATCCCCCGACTTTACTGGAGGCTTCAGATTACCACCAGTTTCTGCATTATAAGACGCTCTGCCCTTGGCATTCAAGCCGCCTTTTGGATTTTGACCAGCTTTTGTTTGCCAAGTGGGTGTTTTCATCTTTTACCTCATCTAAACTTTGACGTTTTCTTTGCAATGCTCTTTGGTTGGGCAACAAACTGTTTACCAGATGCAGTACCTTTGCGCTTGGCTTTGGTAGTTGCCGCATACTCAGCAGCACTCAAAGACTTAATAGCCGCCTCTGGCAGATACCTCTCACCCGTCTGGGATGAGGGTTTACCTGACTTAGTACGCCATTTCTGCTTGCCCCAATCCTTAAGAGATTGTTGTGGGTCTTTCACTTCTTAGCCTTTGGCTTAGATGGTGTGTGCGTCAAAACCTTGCTAGAAGCAGAATGCTTTGCACCCGTCATCAAAGTTGAACCCACCTTGTGAGTATCACCCTTGTACAGCTTGCCATCAGGCAAATAATGTGGTTTGTCTTTGCTCATGTCTTGTAACCCCCGCCTTTGGCTTTGTACTCTTTTGCCAGCAATTGTGCTTTTCTTGCTGACCACTCATTAGGGTCACCACCTGATGACCCTGCTTTGATCTTCTCAAACAAGGCTTTTCGCATTGTGGGTTTGGTGTAAACCCCTGCTTGGTTGACCTTGGATTTGGTCTTCATTTCTTTTTAGCCTTACCAGCTTCAGATAAAGCTATTGCCATTGCTTGCTTTGGGTCTTTGACAACCTTTTTATTGGATGTCAACTTACCCTTGCCAAACTCAGTCATTACCTTGCTAATCTTGGCTTGTGCTTTAGTCTTTTTCATGTCAGTACAACACTTTAGCTGTGATAGTTCCAGAGGTGTATGCAGTGCAGTTTGCCCGCAAATACTTAGGAGCATTGGCTATGGTGACTATGCCATCAGCAGTCAAAGCAGTGCCAATTGTGGCAAAGGTTGTCCCATCCAAGCTACCTTGGAATGCAACAGTTGCGGTTGTAATGCCACTAACTTGCAAGAATGCTGGTTGACCAGCATCTGCTTGTACAGATTTAGAAGCACCTGTAGCGACAACAGCACTCAATAGAGTGACGGGAGTAGTTAAGGATGACATTATTTACCTCTTGAGGATTTCTTCATCATGTTGGTAGCAGTCCTGCTACCCTTCATAGGCATAGGCATCTTTGGCTTACCAACCGCAACCATAATGGTCACAGGTACGCCCTTTTTCTTGCCCTTGCTTGCAGTCTCTTTAGCCTTACCACCCATCATTTTTCCGTACATAATGTTCTCCTTATTTCCACAGTCTGTCAGCAACAAAGGTAATCACACCGCCCATGAATGAAGCGATAGTCATACCCATCCAAAAACCACCCTTGCCCTTGTTGGCAAGTTCAAGCAATGCTTTTACATCTGTACTCAATTGAGACACTTGACCATTTAGAGCCTCTACTTGAGCCTCTAACCTACCAAAATCTCTTGCGTCAATTTCAGCCATTTGCAACCTTTCGGGGTCTTCCCATACGCTTAATTGTTGGAATGACAGGCGCACGAAATGCGGTATCTGTTCTAACTTCTGATTCTATGGTTACTTCTGGTTCGTCTACTCTCACATACCCCTGATGACCCCTCATGGAGTCAATGTCGTGCTGGTATGTAAAACTTACAGTATTACCTGTTTGAAGACAACGAAAAGTAGCCATAAAACCCTTAAATGAGAAAGGGGGGACTAGCCCCCCAATCTTTACACCATACGAGCAATAACCAATTTAACAGTAGTAGATGCTAAATTAACAGCCCCACCAGTTGTATTAGTTGTTGCAATAGTCACTGTGTTTGCCGCTGAAACGTAAGCACGACGAACTAAACCCGCCTCATCTACGCCAGCCGACATACCAATAACCATATCGCCAAGGGCAACGCCAGAAATAGTCACAGTATCAGTACCAGCGGCTTGGTCTGCAACAGATGCAGAATCCAAAGTGCAAGTAACTGTCCATGTATCACTGAACAAACCCCGAAAAGAATCGTTGTCTCTGTTTAAAACAACTGCTGTTGCTGCTGCCATTTTGATTTCTCCTAATTAAGTTAAAAAAGTCCCCCCACCACTAAGGCAGGGGGCGCAACTGCAATTAGGCAGGAACCAACAAAGCGAACATAGATGCAGACCTAGCCGCACCAGAACTTGCTGCATTACGCAGAATTTGCACTCCATACAACGTATCCGCTGTGTACAAAGTTGCAAGGTAGGGCTGTTGGTACTGAACTTGTGAGCGAATAGCAATTTGTTCAACCAAAACCAGTGAGTCCTTGTGACCCATCAAGCAAACCCGTGGATTGTTAGTGCCTGAACCTGTGTCGCAATTGCTTGAAACAAAGACGGGGATACCATACAAGTTACCGATTTCACCAGTGCGAATGGTACTGTTTGTACCACCAACAAAGGCTTGTTCAGTGTAACGAGCCAAACCCATCAAAGTGTTGCGGCTTGAGGGAGGAATCAAGAAGAAACGCTGATCCATTGGGGTATCAGTGTCATCAAGACGCTGAATGGTGCGGCGAATAGCGGCATCGGTCAATGCTGACTCATTGTTGTTTGCGGCAACATAAGCAGTAGTACCATCACCACCAATAAAAGCACCAGTTGCATACACGTTTGTACCAGCACCGCCATTGGTAGAACGACCCAACTGAACCAAATCAGTATCGACTTGTTTAGCCAAAGCGTAACCAGCGTCAGAAGTGTAGAAGTTACGCAAGCTGTTCAAGGCTTGGGCTTCGACAATATCTTCAATCAAACGGCTGTATTCGTAATGCTTGTTGATAGAAACTTGAACTTCAGACTCTGTAGCGGCAATCAAGGTGACTGCTGTTTCAGCGGCTTTAGCAGAAGCAGAACCACGGGTAGGTGCGGGAATGTGAATTACATCACCCTTCTTGCCCTTAAAGTTCATCTTCATAATGAGGTTCGCAAGAACCAAGTTTTTCTTGTAGGCAGCTACAATTTCATCACTCCAAATTTCAGGGATGAATTTTTCTGCTGTGGTTACAGTAACTGAATTACTGGGGGAAAATGAGGTTGCCATTTTGAATCTCCAAAAAACGATAGGTTAAATTATTTGACCCTGCCGTCTTGATACGCTTGCATGATTTCTCCGCTTAACGCCTCATAACGATCTGGGTCGGTCATTTTCAGCCGAATTAGATCAGCCCTTCTGTAGACCCTCTTTCCAGACTCCCCACTTCCACCTACATCTACACCCGCTGCCTTAAGGTTTGACTTGCGCTGGGTTTCCCCTGCATCTGAAGTTTGTTTAGCCTTAACACCGCGCAACTGCTTGTAGGTACTCAGCAACTCGTTGGCACTGTCGTAATCAAACTCACCATCAGCTTTTGCATACAAACCAAGGCGAATAGGTGAAGATTTCACCCAATTCACAAAGTCTGTATCTTGAGCAATCTGACCAAAATCAGGATGCTCTGCCGCCAGCTTTTGCTGAATCTGCATCTTTTTGAACTCTTGACCAGCTTGTCTAGCCGCAAGTACATCAGGATGGTTATCAACTGTTCTACGAACTGCCTCTTGTGGATTCTCGAAAAAATCTACTTCTGGCTCTTTTTCAATAGGTTGTTGCTTAGAGGAGAGGTTTTGCTTTATGAGTTCATCTGCCAGCTTTCGCACTTCCCCAACTTCCTGCGCCTGTCTGCCCATAAGTTTTTCAACTTCTTGGTGCATTTTGACCACTTCTTCCAAAGATTTATTCCTGTATTTATCAGGCATCTCGGATAAGGGTTCAGTCTCAGGTAGTTGCTTCTTTTGCTCGACTGCATCTAACTCACTTTGCGTCTCATCTTCATTGTCAATCAACATATTTCTTCCTTTTCCTGCCGTTCATCGGTTCTAGGACATTCAACTCGGCATTTCTGCTTATGAGTTGTGCTTTTGCTCCCACTTCAGTTGATCTAGGTGTTTTTTCTCGAACTTCCCATGCTCTGATGGGAAAGAACCAGACCACCCTTCTAACTTGAAGTTAGGAGCAGACAAAATGCGGTTGGCTGTTTCTCCGCATTCACACCTAAAACTCATCAACTCATAATGACAAGTCTTTCGGTTTTATGCCCGTTTGCACAGGCAAAATCAAACATTCTTTTCATTCAATTCCTCATACGCTCGTTCACTGACCTCTTTCAAGGTTTTCAGCCAAGTCAAGATAGAAAGTTCACCTTTTTTAAACATTAAGGCATTTCCATCAGGAATAACGCTTAGATTATTCAGCGACTCTATCATAATGTCAATATCTACGGACAAATCCTTCCAACCCTCTGTTGACATCATGTCAAAGCGGCTTTCATAGTATTTTTGGAGTTCTGGGGTCATGGTTGTTCAGGCCACTCAATAGTCCAAGGGAAACCAGCCTGAGATGGCACATCCCGCAAGGCTTGGCGATAAGTAGCCCACAAAACTTTGTCAACAGGAGAGTCGGACAATTGAGTCCAGTCTGTATTAGCTATTTTCTCATTCCGTTCAGTGCGAATTTCCAAGGCTTTGCTATTGTTGCGCTCTTGTACTTCTTCAGCAGCCATGTCACGCACCCGCCAGACTTGAGTCCAGCGTTGATATTCCGTGCTAAAAACAGGTGGGTCTTCCTCAAGCACTTGAGTGTTGGATATCAAGGGTTGAGCTTCAGTAGCTACCCGAAACATCCCAAACTCTTGCAACAACGCATTGGTTGGATTTGCAGGGAAACTGACGTTTGGATGCGCCATTTTTAGTTGGTAAATGTTATACGGATACTGTTCTACAGCACCATCTTTAATGAGCGCAAACATAAATTACACCACTTGTTTTTTAATGACCGCCAACATGATTTTAGCTTTCTTCTGCTCCAGTTTCTCACTGGTCAGTAATGAGCGAAGCTGCTCTGTAAATTCCGAAAGTTCATTGCGCTCGTCTGGCGGCAAGTTACCAATTTCTTCTAGCGCAAGAGCGTAGTTGTCAATGTTGATTTGGTAAGTCATTACCTCTTGCACACGCCCCTCAAGAGACATTGCCAAAATTTCTTCTCGTGTTTTTGGGGTTTCAATAGTTTTATCTGTCATAGTTTTCCTTTTAAGTTACGAAACAATTTGTCCAAATGCTACACCATAGCCAGTACTATTTGGTAATGTAGCTGGATTGGCATATTTAGTACCAAATCCAAATCCAGAACCACTCCAAGGATAGGCTGAAATGAATGGAGTAGTAGAGTGGGCTACGGCAATATTTAAACTATCAGGACTGAAGGCTACGCCCCTACCACTACCAGTTGGTAGGGTAGCTGGATTAGCGTATCTAGAGCCAAAACCAGAACTACTCCAAAGGTAAGCTGAAATATAGGGGGTTGTAAAGTGGGCTACTGCAATATCAAATCCTCCTGCGCTAAAAGCTACACCATTGCCTCCACTAGCTGGTAATGTAGAGGGGTTAGCGTATTTAGTTCCAAATCCTGAACCACTCCAAGGGTAAACTAAAATAAAGGGGGTAGAGCCAGACGTTACCGCAATAGCTGACCCGTTAGGACTGAAATCTACACCATAACAGCTATTAACTGGTAGGGTAGCTGGATTGGCATATTTAGTACCAAATCCAGAACCAGACCAAGGGTAAGCTGAAATATAAGTGGAAACACCCCCGTAGGCTACTGCAATAGCAGACCCGTCAGGACT